AAAGATAGAAATATACGCTGTTTACCCGATATAATTTTTCCTTGAGTTGAGTTATGATTGGTGGATGAAAATGCTCTGCCTATTCTTCCTGCTTGTTTCCAATTCACTTATCGCCTCACCAGCAGCGATCGAGGTCCTGTCCGCCAGCGGCCTTACGCATTCGATTGCCCAAGCTAGGACTATGTATGCCGACATTGGTGACAGCGTATTCTTCAAGCAAGTTGAGCCATCCGAGGGTATGCTGCTGCTTACTGATAATGGAGTCATAAAGTTCGAGCCGGGTTCTGAAAGCAATCGTGTGGTAGTTGCGGTAGTAAAGAATTATTCATAGCGCATTACAGAGGATTGGTCGGCTCACCCTGAAGGGCAGCGATGGCTTGCTTGAGCTGGTTGTTCTCCTCCTGTAACCGAAGGTTCTCATTGCGTAGGTAGATGAAGTTCTCCCTTACATCCATAATGATGTCCGCGAGTGGTGGTTCGTCTAGGTTATCTGTCATAATGTTTTTGAGTTGTTTCCATTTTGGAAATAGTTGGTAGTTGATAATTAGGTAGCTTGAACTGCCGCCTCCAGAGCGCATAGGTTGAGCGATGGATACCGGACTGAGTGACTGCGGTATCAAGAGATACACCCTTGTCCCGCATTGAGTCAATCTTTTTCACAACCTCGGCCTTCTCCTCGGTGCTGAGTCGATGAGTGATTCGGTTGCAGTTACTACCAGGTATAAAGTTCCGTGTCCCCGCTGCCGCCTCAATCCTCTCATTGTCCTCAACCTCCTTGGCAATCCGGGCTGCTGCCCAGCGCATAAAGCTGCTGTTTGATTCTGCTGTTGTTTCGTACATTCTTCTTATTTAGTTAGTTCTCTTGGCGAACTATCTATGATAGTTCTTTTGTTGATAATATTTTCCCTGTGCCTCCTCGCTTGAAGACACATATTCCTGTCCTGTCCGGCATCTTCTTGAGAAGTAGGCGCACCGCTTCTTTCTCATCGTGCGCCCACTTGTAAGTCCTCCCGACGTAGCCCTCTGGCATATCGTCGTGATGTGTTAGAATCTCGTACTCAGTCATAGAAACAGGATGGTGAAGCCGTAGCCTCCATTAGTCCCTATCACGTTGTAGTTAATCCACTCCACGGCCTCCTCTTCGGTCATACCTTGCTCCACAAATAGTCGAGTCATTATCTCGTATTCGTAAACTAGGTTGCCGTCGTGGTCAGTCCCTACTACAGCGTCGTCGAGTCCGTCAAACCGGATGGCCTCGTCGTCACAGCAGTCAAGATGCCGTTCAATATCTGATATTGGTTTAATCATATTACATTCTCAAGAGCCAGTACAGCTCGGCACATTTCTTTGCTACCTTGATACCCTTGTCAAGCTCCTTGTCATCCCAGACCTTGTGGTAGTGCTTCTTAGTATCGCAGTCAATGATGACAGAGATACAGCCCGGCAGGTAGTCCAGCTTGCGCTCCTTCATTAGCATATATGCTTCGATGCCTAGCTGCTGGCAGTCCTTGTCATAGCACTTAGCCTTACCCTTAGTATTGGTGCGGCACTTGTAGTCCGCTAGGAATAGCTTATCGTCGCTGTCGTAGCCAATGAAGTCCACGCTGCCGGCGATCTTGATACGACTGCTTGCAATGATATGCTCACAAGATACAGGCTTTACGCCCTCCTCGTGAACCCAATCCACAAACGGCATCGCCCATTCATTCCAGACGCTATCATCCGGCGCACTGCCCTCAGCAAGGTAGTTATGATTGATGAAGTCCTCAATTACTTTGTGGACTGTCGTACCGAACTCCGAGGACTCAATAGTTTCACCCGTCTCCGGATGCTCCCTTGTGCCATAGGTAAGACGCTCTAACTCCTGCCAAGCTAGGCTAGGGTACGCCCTCGCTAGTTGGGCCATCATACGGGGCTTATAGATGCTATCAAGGAACGCATCCTTGACGATGCCTAGTACAGTCGTAACAGAAGGGTACACCTTCGCTACTTTCCGCGCTTGTGCGGGTGTCATTATGTCGGCCTCGAACTCAGGGTTCAAGACATCTTTGCAATTATAGAAGTGGCTCATTTTCTTTTCTTTCCGTATGTTGGGTAAGATGCGCGTCCCGTTTTGGTACGCCGTGCATCCTTGATTAGACCTAGCTGCCGGAAGTGAGCCACCGCCTGGCGACCCTCCTCCATTAGCTTGCGATTCCGCATTACTGATTCGTATAGGTCAGCGAACTTGTTTGATAGTTGACTTGCTTCGCTCATTTATAGCTCCTCTTGATCCATAATGAACTCCACACCTTCGCGTAGTACGTCGATGCGCTGCTCTGAATCAGCGAAGTAACGGCCAGCGAATAACTCGATATTGTTTTGATCAATTATTATCAAGGTATCTTGGCCTAATGTGCTTTCTTTGGCTTCCGGTATCATTGGTCTTACCCAGATAAAGCGAAGCTGCTGTTCCGCGATGAAATGTAGCACCTCATCGGCGGTGCGTTTTAGTACTTCTTCTTCCTTTTCTATTTCTTCGGTCATTGTATTTTTTATTGGGATTAGAACTTAGCAATCAGGGCTGCGATCAGTAGCATAATGCTGCCGCCTAGACAGCAGGCCAGCACCACACAGGCGGAGTAAAAGATCTTCTCGCCGCCTTTGACGATATGATCGAGGGTTGTATTTTCTTTTCGGTTTTTCATTATACGATTGTGACGCAGCAGTCACCTCCTTCGGATTCGATTTCATCTTCTGATGAGTAATTAGATTGAGCGATGTCAATGGCCTCAACTTCTGAAGAGGCGATTACATTCCGGTGATACGTTACAGTTTCCTCCCATTGGACGCTGTAGGTTTTGGTTTCTTCTGTTCTTTTCATTATTATTACGTTGTTATCGGTGTTGATGTATATCAAGGCTTGACATACTTTTTGATGTGATGTGTACCTTAAGACAGTCAGCCCTTGGTAGTCAATCATTAATTAATATAAAAAAGGGAGTCAATGACTGACAGTCATATGACTGACAGCCATAAGGTAGGCTAGATGTACCGTAGGGTCTCTTCGTAGATGGTAGCCCGATCATCGTGCGTTAATACGATGGTAGGCAAGTCAACCGGAGTATCTTCATTCGGCCAGTAAACCAATGAGACGATCTCGAACCCGTCAAGGTCGCGCTCCTCCCAGGCTTCTGTGACTTGGGACTCCCCGGCTTCGCTGCTGCTCTCGCAGTGAGTTGTCACGGCCTCCGCTTCGACTGTTATGTCAAAGTATTTGTTGGGCCGTAGCTCGATTCCTTCTAGTTGTATAGTTTGCATATTCTTATGTGTTAAGTTTGCTGGCTAATTCCTTAATGCCTTTATTCAGTCTCTTGACTGCTTCCTCCTGAATCCGGGTTAACTCCCTGTCTTCTTCTGCCTCTACGCTGTCCCGAATTTCTTTTAGGTAGTAGCGCAGCAATGATGCCCTCTCATATATAGCTTCAAGAGCCGCAATAGCTTCCTCCTGCATCTCTTTACAGAAGTCCTGAGTGATTGACCTCTCGGCTATAAGCTCTCCGGCTCTCCTTAGTTTATCGGCAAAAAAATCAACTTCCCAATATCTGTCTTCGATGCTTAGTGATTGCTGTTCGTTTTTCATTGTTTTCCTTTCTTATGTGTTATGCGATTGATTCGCAGTATGTGAATTCTTTCGCTGCTTTATGCGCTGACTCGATGCTGTCCACAAAAAGCATCTGCACTGTTTCCTCAGCATCAATGTCATTCATTATTACACGATAATCGTGGCGATCATTGCCGGTTGCGATGATGGCCTCTAGGCCGTCGTTGTTGTTTGTATATGTGAAGTAATGCGTCATTAGCACTTCTTTTATAGTTTCCATTGTTTTCCTTTCTTATGTGTTATGCAGCGGGCTTTTCCCGCGCTTCAATTACTGTTAAAGTCCCTTGTTTACTACGTGTCAAATATATTTTTAAAATATTTTTCCCTTGCTTCCCTTGCTTCCCTTGCTTCCCTCGCTTGCCTTCCCTAGCTCGCTGCCGTCTTACCCTAGTCATTACCCTTGCCACAAATTAAAATGCCTTGTGCGGCCTTATAGATGGCAAACCTTGTGCGCTGGCGGGGTTTTCGGTGTGCCTTGCTTGCCTTGCTTGCCAGGCTTGTGAGTAGATACAAAAAAGCCGACGTTTCACCGCCGGCCTTTGCTTTGCTCTTATTTGCCTTCTGTAGCTTTCAACCTAGCATTTAAGGCCTTTACCTTTTCCGGTGTATACCTTGCCTTTATGGCAGCACGTAGATCGATCAATTGCTTATTGGACAAGTTTAAACCCTCAATAATTACATTCATATTTTTACCTTTGTTTATTGTTATAAAAAAGCCGGCCTTTGACGGTCGGCCTTCTCTTTTATTAGTGAATTCCGATGCCGATTGCAACACCGGCGAAGTCATTTGAGCCGCAAGCGTGCCGGCCTTGTGGTAAACAATTCCCGCAATTGCCCGGGCAAGCAAAGGCCTTTGTCTTTATCTGTCTCAGCTTTGCTAAAACGTCGCGACGGTATTCTTTAGAGCCGGCCTTTGTCTTATCCTGGTAAGATCTTTTATTTATGTGCATCTTATCGACTTTGACAGCTAAGAAGTCACCCCGAACCACAGGCAAGCTTAGGAAAGCATTTGCAAGGCCCGTGCGTTCGTGCCGGCTGCCGGAAGATGCATTGGTAAGATAATTTGACGGCCACTGATACCCGGTTGCATTAAGCTTTACAAATTCAAGCCAACTTTTCGAATACCCGTAAACCTTAAGGTCTGGCCGCGCTTTGCATAAATCCATAAACATCTTTAACGTTTTAACGTCTTTGAAATCACCGTCGACGAATAAGCGAACGGTGCGGCCAGTCTTTAGGCTTAAAAATGCCTTTTCTATTACTTCCGGGTTGAGTCGCATTAGTAAACTGTTTTGCAATTGTCTAAAGAAGGCTGCCGGATAACGCCAGGCCCTAAGAGAATAACAAAAATTGACGCAATCGCCTTTTCCGGGACAGTCCGCCAAAGCTAAAGAAGAAAAGGCCGCGAATGGTAGTTTTTTATTACCTTTTTCCGCGAAAATGGAAAACGGTGGTTTTCCGGATAAATCACTTTCTAAATAGGAAAGCATCTTTTCCGCGTAGTATTGCCACGTGCCACGCTTCTCTAAAGATGCCGGTGATTCATCTAGGCAATCAGTTAAAAGGCCTTTGATGGCCTGTAGATCATTGATTGCGCGAACTACGTTTATGCATTGTTTACGATTCATTATATTTTATTTGTTTATTATTTGGAAAGTATCAAAGTAGCTTTTTCGATGCATTTAGCAAATAAAGCTTCATCTGAGATTCGCGTTTGAAATCCCTGAGCTGCGCCCATCCAAAATGATTGGTGAGAACCATTCGATTTATTGTAAAGATCGTGTGCAATGTTGGCCTGAGTTATATAGTATTCTATTTTTGTCATATTGTTTGTTATTTATTGAGTTATAGTTAAGAGTGAAACACTATTAATGCGGGTAAAACAAGGGTCGTCAAGTATATATTAAAAAAAGATTAAATTACTTTCCAACGTCAAAGCCTTCCACTATATGCAAAGCAACGGCCGGTTGAATGATAGTGCGAATGACAGCCAGGCGAATGACATCCGGTTGAACAACAGCCGATTGAATATATCCCCTCTTTACAAAACAAATTACCAACTCACGCAACCGGCAACCGGCGACCGGCGACCGGCAGTCAAGAGCCGGCAGCTGGCAGTAGTGAACAACAGAGCAGTAGTGAACGGATGAACAGGGGGGGAGGGGGTTGAGTTAAGTCGCGACGTTTGTATATATATACATATACAGCCCCTTAAAAAAATTACCCACTCAAGGTCCCCTTCGGGGACTGCCCGTAAACCTTCGGTTTACTCAAGGGGCCTTTACCACGGACAGGAATCCAATAACATAGAAATCAACGTGAATTACCTTTAATCCTATGAAAGTTAGCAAACCAGAGCGCATTCATAGTTAATCCAACATCTTTTCACTGTGTACCATAAGATGTCAGTTTATGACTTCTCTTTTATGATTCCCTTTATTTTATATTCATTAAAGGAATTACGTTTAGGACTTAACTGTCTTATGAAGTTGCTGCCTTATGGTACGCAGAGTATAACACGAAATCTGGGAATGTATACGTATATACTGAACTTTCTTTTATGTATTAGCAATGCTAATAGTATATTAACTTGACAAGTAGTAAAGCTAATGATGAGGTACTGGTATGGAAGATCGGGAAATGAGTGCAACTGAGAAGGAGAAGGAAGCTTTGCTGAGCGAGATCCAGCAGAGTATCCACGAGGTGGCTAATGAGAAGCGGGGTTTAAAGCTCAAGTGCTTGAGCGTCTATGATCCCGCGAAGGTAGCTAAGTTGCTTTATTTGTACAGTACGGGTAGTTCCCAGACTAGGCTGGTACGTCACTATGGTTTCGAGCGAGATACTGTGATTAGTGTACTGGCGGACTACGCGGACCATATGGGTACGTTCAAGGAGTTAAGTGGTCGTATCGCGGCCAAGAACTATCTGAACCTCAGTAGCCTAGAGGAGGATTTAATTGATAAGGTACGCGATCGCTTGGAGAATGATCCGGAAATGGAGGTCGGGTTCAAGGACATCAAGGAGTTATCCATAGCTAAGTCCAATGCTTCCAGGGAGGCTATGACAGCTAGAGGGGAAGCTACGCAGATTACTGAGGACCGGAAGGTGTACACACAGGATGACTACGAGGCGACTATAGCTGCTGCTAGGAAGCGTATAGAGGAAGCTAAGGTAGCTGATATAATAGATATAGATGAAGATAACAATTAATGGCGGACTATCTCGCGATAGTTCTAAGAGCCACGATGACCTTACTACTAATCAAGTAGCTGAGCTTATGTTTCGTATTAGCTTAGCTAATGGTTACCATCAACAAAACGTAGCAATGGCGAACTATATCGCGATAGTTCTTGAAGCATTCTATGAACTCGGCAAAGCACAGATAGAAATAGAGGAATACAATGAGCACTAAAGGAAGCGGCCCCCGTAAGGGACACAACGCTGAGAAGCAGCGTAAGAACTACGACGATATTGATTGGTCCAAGAAACCCTTGGCTCCTAAAACCGAACAACCAAAGGGTAGCAAATGAAGAATAAAACACCTGGAATTGATCCGGATATTGCTTTTAACCACGTCCGTCGAATGCTTGCAGATATTTCGCCTAACTTTGCCTTTGTGGTAATGGATGAGGACGGGGATTTATTCTATGATTACACGAACTATCGTATTGGCAGAATGCTAATGACTGAGGCTTTGGATGATATGGACCAGGACTTCGGGGCATTTGACTGGGATGAGATGATCGAGGATATAGACGATGAGGATGAGGACGAGGATAGCATCTTTTAAATATGCTTGATTTCACAGAGCACCCGATCCTCAAGCCGCCCACGGACGAGGAGATTGTACTTCTAGGAGAAGCTGACCCCAAGCTACTAGAGGAACTACACAGGGCGCACGAGGGCAGAATCCGGGCAGCTACGGATGATCCTATTAGATATGGGTTCGACCTTCCCGGCTGGGAGCGTATGTCGGATTCCTTCAGGGAGTACAATGAGGTACTAGCACTAGGTGGGAATCGTAGTGGTAAAACAACGGGCTGTGCGAAGCGCATAATGGAGGCTGTGAGTTCTAACTTCGATGGACACATAGTATGCTTTTCTCAGAATGCGGATACCTCTATTAAGGTACAGCAGCCAGCTATCTGGGAGATGATGCCCAAGGAGTTCAGGAAGAAGACTAAGAGCATTGACGGGTACATTAACTATTCAATGCAGAATGGCTTTACTGGGAGTTCGTTTGTATTCCCCGATACTAGGACGCGAGTGGACTTCAAGACTTATACACAGTTCAGTAATAACTCCACTATCCTTGAGGGTTTCGAGTTCGGGTTCAAGAAGGGTAGTATCAAGTCCGGGAATGAATCAAATATAGGAGCCTGGCTGGACGAGTACCTAGGTGACGCTGCTTTGGTAAACACCCTACGGTTCCGCCTAGCTACACGGGATTCCAAGATGGTGATTGGGTTCACCCCGATTGACGGGTATACACCTTTTATATCTGACTATTTAAAGGGAGCAGAGACCCTTGAGACTAGACCTGCCGCCCTGTTACGGGGCAAGGAGGTTCCTACTAAGCAGTACAGTCCAAGCCGTGATGCGGCTGTGATCTACCTGCATTCGGACGAGAACCCCTTCGGTGGTTACGAGCGAATTGCGAAGGATCTAGCCGGGCGACCAGAGGATGAGATAAAGGTCCGTGCGTACGGATTACCCGTGAAGTCAGCCAATGCTCTGCTCCCTTACTTTAATACTGAGGTAAACGTGCTCAATGAGAATCCAAACAAATATAAGATGACGTTCCCCGACATTTCCGATAAGTCGCAGTTCACCTGCTACCAGGTAGTTGACCCCGCTGGTGCAAGGAACTATACTTGTATCTGGGCTGGGGTGAACAAGGATGGCGAGGTATACATACGCAGGGAGTGGCCGGACCGCAATACGTACGGCGAGTGGGCTATGTTCGGGGACCCGAAATGGAAGTACGGCCCAGCAGCCAAGAAGATTGGTCTAAATGTTGAGGGGTACTGCGAGTTATTTGAGGAGATTGAGGATGACCTGGGTATTGAGGTAATCGAGAGAATTGGGGACTCGCGTTTCTTTGCTAGAGAGAATGAGAACAATGACGATCTCTTTACATCATTTTATGACTTCGGTCTAAGCTTTTTACCATCCGACGGTAAGATGGAAGAACAAGGCATCACAGCTCTGGATGACTGGTTTAACTACAATCCTAATGTAGACATTGACCAAGCCAATAGACCAAGATGCTACATTCACGAGGACTGCGGTAATCTTATCGATAGCCTTATTAACTACAATGCAGGTGGTAAGCCAGAGGAAGCCCTAAAGGATTTCTTTGACGTTATACGCTATTTGCGGATGTCAAACGGTGGAGAAGGTCCTGACTTTCTTTCATCTAATGATATGATCACTACTAAACCCCGCAAGGGAGGATACTAATGCCAAAGAAAAGATTAATAAAAATTGCAGAAGAACAAGAAGTTGAGTTCGATGAAGCCCTTAAGATAGCAACTGAAAAACTTCCGAGTGGCTCAGTAACCGGCAAGGGGAGAAATACTTGGGTAACCGAGGAGGGTGCAAAAATCCTAGAGGACTCATTTATGATTGATGAGATTATCCCTAAGCACTTCACGGGAACGGTTATCGCGGAATGCCCTAACCCAAAATACAATGTTGTCTTCAGCAAAGAAATCGGTAAGAGAGCCAATGTGTTACTTCCCCGAAAGTGGCAAGGTAAGCTTATGAAAAAAATAATTACCTTTGAGGCCATTGAGGATAACAAGGGTGTCAGCTATCGTTATGTCGGCAAATAAAAACATAACCCTAGATAGGGATTGGTGCAGGGAGCAATCCGACAGATTAGCTAGCTGGGAAATCCTTCGCAGGTATGTGCTGCACGAAAGTGGAGTATCAATGACAAATGGTGACCTATGTGATACAATAGGCGTATCATCGACTTACACTGTCCGATTGCTTAAATCCATACAAAAACGACTCGCAGAAAAAAATGCTGAATGAATCAATTGCCGAGTCCTTGACATACGTCCAGGACGAACCCGACATCAAGACCCTACGTTACGCCTACGACCAGACGGTAACTGAGCTTGATGGTTACTTTGACCTATGCCGTACTAGTTACGATGATCGTCGCAACTGGTGGCCTGGAAAGAGCCGTGACCATCGCAAGCACGGGGCTGATGCTTTTCCGTGGGAGGGTGCGTCCGATATGGAGTGCCACCTAATTGATGAGCGTATTACTCGGTTAGTATCACTTTTTATGGCATCGTTGAATCGAGCCAATGTCCGTGCATTTCCTGTTGAGAGTGGAGATATTGGTCGAAGCCGAATTGTATCCGGTTTCTTAAAGTGGATGGTAAGTTCGGGGTATATCCCACGCTTCTATCGCGAGATGGAACTCGGTGCTAACTATTTGCTTGAGCGGGGTATACTGATCACGTATGTCGGATGGCATCGTGAGGATCGACGGTTCCTGCAGGAACTGGACATTAACCAGATTGCACAGGTCAGCCCGGAAGTAGCAGTTGCTATTCAGGACGGGAATGATGACGATGAGTTAATTGCCCTGCTACAAGCTACCTTTGAGGGAACAACTAAGAAGCGAGCAAGGAAGGCACTTAAATCCTTGCGTAAGGACGGCGTAGCAGAACTTCCAGTAGTTCGTAGACAAGTCAATGCTCCTGAAGTTAAGACACTAGCACCTGACGGTGATTTCTTTTTTCCTCCTTATGTAACGGATCCGCAGCGAGCACCTTACTGCTTCTGGAGAACTTACTATACACCACAAGAATTAGAAAACAAGGTTACAACAGATGGATGGGACCAGGACTTCGTTGATCACGTTATTGAGAAATATCGTGGCGTTAATATTGATTCCATTGAGCGCGAGCAGGAAGGTCGTCGCAGTATTAGCCTTACTGACACTGCTTATGAAGCCAATGAACTCATTGAAATCTGTTACGGATACCAGCGGTTAATTGACCAAGAGGATGGTGCTGAGGGAATTTACTGCACAGTATTCCATCGCGAGTTCAGTGGTGATGAAATAACTCCAGGGTACGCGAAATATGAACTACTCAATGGGTACGAGGACTATCCAGTTGTAGTAACAAAACTATCAGAGGACAGCAAGCGACTATATGATACGCTGACTGTACCATCAATTCTTCGTGGTCTACAGAATCAAGTAAAGATTGAACGTGATTCTCGTACTGATCGCAATAGCTTATCTACCCTGCCTCCTATCCTGCACCCAGTTGGTCAAGCACCTACTGATTGGGGTCCAGGTCGTATGATTCCTTATCGCCGAAAGGGAGATTTGGATTTCGCTCCTACACCTCCGCCACCTACCGGCTCAATTGAAATGGAGTCAACATTGCTTGACCTAGCTGACCGATTAGTTGGATTAGATGACGAGGGTAGCATTAGCCAGATTCGCCAGCAGTTCCTTGTTGATAAGTTCCTTAGCCACACAGCAGAGGTTCTGCGTATGGCTTTTAAGTGCTTCCAACGCTTTGGACCTGACGAAATATTTTTCCGTGTTACCGGTGTCCCAGATCCTCAGACCTTTGACAAGGGTAGTGCTGAGGAGAACTTTGACATTATGATTAACTTCGACGTGCAGAATACTGACCCTCAGACAGTCGAGGCAAAGACTCAGCAGTTCGTAGCACTCAATCAGTTGAACTCAAACAACCGTCTTAATGTAGATGCCCTATTGGATGTCATCGCAACTAGCATTGACCCAGTAATGGCTGATGCAATTCTACAGCCAGTTGAGACAGCGCAGGAGGAAGTGGTCAAGCAGGTCACTGATGACTTATCTAAGATTTTTGCAGGTATTGAGATGCCAGCACGTCC